TTTATAACTCATTTATACGCTGCCTTTTTAAGCCTATCAATCCTATTTGATGAACTTGCTAAACTTTGAGCAATTGTTTTATATTCCTGTTTCTTTGATTCTATTAAAGCAAAATCCGGTAACGCAAACGTTAATGCTAATGCGTCACCCTCGTCAGGACTACGAATGCCACGCCTTTTCATATCTTCTTTTTTCTCTAGTTGCGTCCTACTGTTTGAGTCTATTTTATAGTTAACTGCGCATAAATCTGCATGTAATGAGTCATTATCCGGTATTTGACAAGGTAAGTCTAGCAGCCATTCCTTCATTAATCCCCACATTTCAGCCCTTTTGTTTACATATCTTCTATCATCCAGAGCAACGCAACCGCCGTTAACAGGGACCAATATTGAACGATGACCCAACTCTTTGAGACGATCGCAAATACCGGCACCAAGACCACCCACATCAACACATACTTTAGCCGGTTTTTCATTGATGATAATCCTGTTTATTATTCCTACAACCTCCATTGTGTCTTTTTTAATATAGCTTTCAAGACCATAAGAAACGCGGCCTTGACGACGTATTATAGATGTTCGATCATCGCCCATCCAAGCTGGGTCAACGCCGACCACAAGGTTTCCGTAAGGCTCAGCAGTACAACGACGAGCAGCCATTACAGTTTGAGGAAGTATAAAACTATCATCGCCTGTCCTCTGGAAAGCTTCCACCGGCGTACAGGGATATTCCTGCATGAAGAACTTAAGGCCATCGAAACCTTTTCTACCAAATTCATTTATTTTTGAGCGACGCCATTTAATTTGCTCTGGTGATAAGTTATAAAAATGGACTAACTCTAGCTCCTCATCATCACATATAAAATCATCGTCTACAGATTCTTTATATTCATCTTGCCAAAACCAAGGGATAAAAATAGGGATAAAATCAGTTTCGCCAGCTTCGGCCATTTGCCACTGATCATGAAAATAATTAGAAACACCGCGAGCAGTAGATTCAAGGAAGATTTCAGTCCCAGGGAGCTTAGGGATTGCTTGCATTATCCCTTTGGCATGTTCATACGCATTAGGCCATAAAGCGACCTCTGAGCCGTGGAATAATTGAATGGTTGAAGATCGGCCTACGCCTTTATTGCCAGCAGTGCCTAATTTATAACCAGAATCTAAGCCAGAAAATATTAATTCTTTCGCATTGCTTTTTTCAACTGTTGGCCGCACCACACCAGGGCAGTTATCATGATATCGACGAGCCATCTCAAAAAGATTATTGGTAGCATCAATATCGTGAGTAAGAATAAAAGCGCGCATACCGAAGTTGTGAGTAACGGCATGATAATAACGGCCTTCAATATACGTTGAGATTCCCTGCTGACGCCCTTTGAGAATAACGGCTCTAACTTTTCCTGTTTCTCTTCTTTGCTGCTCGACTCTTCCATGTAAATATTCCTGTACTTTGTTAAGTTGAAATGGCTCTATACTTCCGTCTTTCGTGCGTATTTTTAAGCACTTTTTGGAGTAGTGCGGATAATCATCGCGTAAACGACGCCTGATTCGACGTTCTAGTTCATCCATGAACTATTCCTTGAACTATTTATCAGAGATAATTAGTATTCACAATACTAAACTCATAACATTTTTTATCATCATTCCATTTGATCATCTATTAAAAAATGTCTTTTTTCTTCATCTGATAACGAATTGAACCATTTCATGAAAATTTGATGACAATCATCACAAATAGTAACCATAGGCTGTGATTCTTTTTGAATAAAAGTATTATTTTCTTTAAAATCTTCCCATTCTTTTAATTCTTCTTCTTGTGTTGTTTCTGTACAAAATGTTTTTTTACAATTAGCGCATTCTAAGTTATGTCGAATAACTGGAGACATTTTTACACCTTTTCATCTTCTTTAAAAAAGTTATCGTTAACAAGGTTAATTTTAACGTTTTCACAAAAATCTTTTAAAACCTTTAATCTATGATCATCATTTACAAGACATCTAGATAATAAATAACCAACATTCACCCCTAAAGAATTTAAGTGAATAAAAAACTTTTCTTTATCAGATATATCATTGCAATTTTTCTCAATATAATCAACTAAAACCGCACGTTCTAACTTGGCAATTTCTTTAATTTTTTCTACATGTTTAAATTTAAATTCTTCTTTGTCGTTCATTGTAACCTCATTATTATGCAAGAAATATTTTCAACCACCCTTTCAATAAACAAATCACACACACAAGACCCCAAATCAATGACATTAATTTGGACTTATCATAATAAATAGCAGATGTTATCGAAAATAAAGCAGCAATTATAATTTGTTCATTCATTTTTGTTTATCTTCCCAACTATGGATAGATGAAGTGCAGTAAATAACACCATTAAATTATCTAATTTTCTTAATATCCAATATAAGACAGTAATAATTGATAACCATTGCACGGCAATTACTAAAATAAAAGAATTTTCTATAGTCATTTATTCCACTCCTCGATCATTTTGTTCCTTTATAAAGTCTTGTTCTATTATCAACTTATCCATTGGCGTAAGGCTTAAATACCATTCGTTGAACTCTTTATAACAATCATCGCAAACAACTTCTCTTTGATCATTTATCATGCGTGGGTTTTCTTTTAACAACTCCAAATATTCTTTTTCCGCATATTCCTTATTTACCGACTGATAAGTTTGTTTGCATGAAGCGCACGTATAATCAGAGTTTTTCATTTCTATCATTATTATGCTCCTTAATGCGTGTATTCCACATTTTAATTATATTAGCTTCATCATATCCAGGTTTGTCATTAAAAATACAAGAAGGAAAAATAAGCATATTATAAAGTATACAAGAATAGCTACAAAGTAATTGTATGAAGCTATTTTCCTCATCACAAGCACTAACTTTACCATAAATGTCGACATAAATTATATTAGGTTTTTCTCCACAGAAAGGACAAGGTAGTAATTCAGTCATTTTCAGTATCTTCTACGACAACTTCTAAATCTGCTAAAACACAACTTTTCACAGTGTTTGCAAATCTATCAACCGCCAGCAATTTATGCTCATCACTTATCACAAACGCACGTATCAGGCCACCAGCACTCAATGCTACAGCATTTAACAATATATTTAAAATAGCGCCTGGGTCTTTACAGTTTCTTTCTAAAATTAGTTCATTTCTAAATTTATCTAAAGTATCTTCTAGCAAATAAACTAATTTATGGGTTTCTTTTTTTAGTTGATGTTGATTTTGTGTCATTGATTCCACCTTATTCTAATTCCTTTAACGTTACAACCGCATCTTCTTGCTTATTTGCTTCATTATATTTATCTCCGTAAACTTTAGGGACAAGCTTACAGGCTATCCATTTACGGATGTCTGTTTGCAATCGAGCAACCTGCACATCCTCTCTATTGCAACTATCAGATATTTCTATCAAATCATCAATAAACACATCCACCTGTAAACGACGAGCGCGTGCGTATTGGTCGGAAAAATCTTTTTTTTCAAGTAGCCAGGCAAATATAGTATCTCTGTGAGGAAAGTCTTCATTTTCTGCGCATACCTTTCTAAGTCCTTTACTTGACGTAGCAATAGCATGACAAATTTTATCTGCTAATCCTTCACTATATTTAGTTGGTCTTCCTCGGCCTACCTTGGCCATAACCTATCTCCTAAAGCTCTAAACTATCATCTTTAACAATTTTAACCTTAATAACTTCTTTTCCATTTGAATTTTTTTCTATTGGAAAAAAATCTAATCTAAAAGTAAGAAAATCGGGATAATTTTTTGGTTCTTCTATCTCTATTTCTTCTACATTATTATTTCTCATATATGCCATCAAAACTAATGTAATTATCTCTATACGTTTTTCTAACTCCGCTCGCGTGACCATATCATTTAACATTTCTTCGGCCGTCCTCTTTTATTAACAATAGGCCTATCAAGCTCAGAATTGCTGCAGGCTGTAACAGTTATTGGCTTTTCATCTAAAGGCAATTTTTCTGTATTTAGCTTTGCCAATTCATCGTCTAAAAGCTTCTCTGCCTCATCTTCTGTCATGTTCTTATCCAGAGCTTTAATACGTGCTTTTGCTTGGTTATAAGACTGTGATTCTTTGGCTATTAATATATCTATGTCGTCTTTTATCTCAGGAATTTTTCCTTTGCCGCCACATTCTTCACAGCCTTTCATAACAAAGCCACCGCC